CAAATGGTGGACAAGCTGAGAGGATATCCAACCAGGGACAGTATCGGATGGGAAACAAGATCAAGAATCCTAATGGCACAACCACTCAACTCCCTGGACAATGGACTCCAGGACAAGGAACAAAAGGTACAGCAGATATCAGTGCAACCATCAGAGGGAGGTCAGTGAAAATTGAGGTTAAATATGGCAAGGATAGACAGTCAGATGCTCAGAAACAATACCAGGAGGATATTGAGAGAGCTGGAGGAGTTTATCTGATTGCAAGAAACATGGATGAATTTATTGAGTGGTATGAAAATAACAGATAAAATCACAATCACCAATGAGGACAATATGGAGATGATGTCAAGATATCCAGATAACTATTTTGACCTTGCCATTGTTGATCCTCCTTATGGCATTAAGAGAAGTGGTCAAACAGAAACTTTTACTAAAAATAAAAACCATAAAAGAAAACATTTTGAACATAAAGGATGGGATAATGAAATACCAACAGAAAAGTATTTTGAAGAGTTATTTAGAGTTTCAAAAAATCAGATTATATGGGGTGCAAATTACTTTACAAAGTATTTGCCAAGTTCAATGGGGTGGGTGTTTTGGGATAAAGGTCAAGATTTAACGATGAGCGATGGGGAACTCGCCTTCACTTCCTTTGATGTTGCGTTAAGAAGAAAAATAATAAATAGAACTCAATTAATAATTGAAGGTGGCACTCAACATCCAACACAAAAACCCATTAGACTTTACAAATGGTTATTAGACAAATACGCAAATCAAGGAGACAAGATCCTTGATACTCATCTTGGATCTGGGAGTATTGCCATTGCTTGTCATGATTATGGCTTTGAGTTGACAGCGTGTGAACTGGATGAGGAGTATTATGACAAAGCAATCAAAAGAATCCAGAATCATGTGTCTCAATTGAAACTTTTTTAATATATTTGTAGAAATTAATAATTAACGATATGAAAACAAACATCTATTCAAAACTACATCTAGCAAAGATGAACATCGGAAAAGTGGTTAAAAACTCTAAGAATCCACATTTCAAGAATACTTATGCAGATATCAATGCTCTGCTGGAGACAGTTGAGCCAGAACTTATGAACGTGGGACTAATACTATTGCAACCAATTGAGGATGGTAAAGTGGTCTCAAAGATTATTGACGTTGAGACTGGACAAACTATCTCATCAGCTCTGGAGCTTCCATTGCTCACTGATCCACAAAAGATCATTAGTGCAACCACTTACTATCGGAGAGCAACCATTCAAAGTCTCTTGAGCCTCCAGGCTGTGGATGATGATGGAAACACAGCAAGCGCATCCACAAAGTCAAAGCAACCTATCTCAGACGAGAAATTCAAGAGAGCTCTCAAAGCAATCAAGGATGGATCATATACACTCAAGCAACTGAGAGAGTCATTTCAACTCACCAAAGACCAGGAGGGACAATTATGATATTTAGATGTTCATCCCTAGGGAAGCTCATGACAAAACCGAGAAGCAAATCAGAGATATTGTCAGAGACTGCGAAAAGCTATATCAAGCAACTAGCAAAAGAGAATTTTTATGACTATAAAACAACCATCGAGACAAAGCAGATGAGAAAGGGGATTGATTGTGAGGGTGATTCAATAGAACTTTTAAACACTGTAATGTTGACAAATTTAAAAAAGAATGAAACAAGAGAGACAAGAGGACATCTCACTGGTGAGTGCGATATTCTTATTGGTGACACTATCATTGACATCAAAACTCCATGGAGTCTGGAGACCTTTCCAGCTTTTGAGGAGGATGCTGATGATAGATCGTATGAATGGCAACTGAGAGGGTATATGCATCTTTATGATAAGCCAAATGCAAAATTAGTCTATTGCATGGTAGACACTCCTAATGAACTACTCACCGAATGGGACAATCTATCCATCCATAGAGTATCTCACATTGAGCCAGATAAACGGATCACAGTGGTTGAATATGAGAGAGAGGAGGTCATGGAGGATCTGATGAAAGAGAGACTCCATCATGCATCAGAATTATATGCACAATATATGAACCAATTAAATAATAAATAAATATGAGTTATGAAGTAAATGGTACTCTTCACCATATAGGAGAGACAAAGCAAATCAGTGAGACATTCTCAACAAGGACTTTCACAATCAAGACAGCAGATGAATATCCTCAATTTATCTCCTTTGAATTGCACAAGGATAGGACTGACCTGGTGGAAGTCTACAACCTAGGGGATGAGGTGAATGTATCTTTCAACCTTAGAGGGAGAGAATGGAATGATAAATTTTTTAATACATTACAAGCATGGAGAATCCAGAAAGTAACTCAAGAGGATGCCGTTCCATTTTGATTGATCTCAAAGAGGATCAAAACATCAGAGACTGGATGATTCAACAAACAAACAGAATCATCTCCAGGAGATACAAAGCCGTTCACGTTGCTGAGGATATGGAGGTATATCCATCCAAGATCCATAGATTTCTCAAGGGAGAGAATGTGAATAATGAGTTTTATAACAAGTGGTTTGAATGGTATTGTAAAAATCGATAACTTTGGTATGTGGAATTTTGGGAAAGAGAAGCATATGACATTGCATACAAAATCACTGGAGGGAATCCCTTATATCTCGACCTTGTCCCACATATCTATCTGCTATTGTCAAAGCTCGACATCAGAGAAAGTGATCTCCCTCGAGTATTTGCACGATGGGGATGGAATCAATACACCTGGAAAGAGTCAAAATTCAATCAGCTTTTCAGAGGATCAATTTCAGTTCCTAGTGGATTTGATAAAATTGATGATGGCATGATGTATCAAGAAAGCAAATATCAAAAAATCCTGGATCAATTCATGGATGACAATCCAGAGAATGATCAGATACTATTCTGCAAAGAAATCACAAAGATGCATTTATGTGGGATGACCTATCGAGAGATCAGGTCTCTCACTGGCATCTCCTTAGATACTATTCACAAAGCAATTAAAAAATTCAAAAATGATCTTAACAATTATGCTTGTCTCAATTGGGATGGCAAGAGCTCTCCAGAGTTTTCCACTCCCTAACATGAAACCATTCAACTGCCAAAACTGTTTATCATTCTGGATCTCATTGGTGGGATTCGGAGTTTATGAGTGGAAGTGGATGCCACTGGCATTCATTTCTTTTTTATTATCTGATTTAATTTTAATATATGAACATAAGTGAGAAATTAGAATCTCAAGTCAAGAGATACATTCAGACCAGGTCATTTGCTCTGGATATACCAATGAAAAGAGAACTGGAGCAAATCCACAAAGACCATGGACATGGGAAAGTCAATCTCGGATGCTCAACTTGTCTGAGATCTGCAATGCAGAGGGTGGCAAAAATATATCAAGAGATCCCAAAGGAGAAACCCAAACTCCATTTTGTAGGTATCAAACAAAAGACCATGAAAGAGCTCAGAGCAGAGGCAAAGGAGAGAGGAATAAAAGTGCCATTCGGAATCAAGAAAGCTGAACTGATTGAGCTGTTGAAATGATTGATGTCACTGTTGCCATGCCAGTCTATAATGCCAGAGATATCATCTGGTTAGCATTGGAGTCATTATGCAATCAAGTCACTGAATACAAGTGGGAGCTCATTGTAGCTGAAGAGAAGCATGATAAAATGATTGAGGATGATATCCTCTCCAGATATGAAAAAAGACTCTCAGAGGCTGGATGTGAGTCCATCAAATATCTTGAATATGAAAACTGGATTCCACTATCAATCAAGTGGAGACATATAGGAGAGTATTCTGATATCAATTCAAAGGTTTTCATGCTCCATGCATCTGATTGTTACAGCTCCAAAGATAGAATCCAGGAGTCTGGAGATTCAATCATAATGGAGGGATTTGACTGGGTTGATTATTCAAATGGTTTCTTTTATAATCTCATGACAAATCAAATGATCCAATACTCAGCAAGTGCCAGAACAAATCTGGATATGAGCTTTAAAACAGAATATGCAAGGACAATCCCATATCGAATAAAAAGGAAAGGAGTTGATAGTTTTTTATTTACTCACTGCATATTGCAGAATGAAAACTTTAAAAAGAAACAAATCAATGATCTCAAGATGGACAGCATTGATACCGATGGGATGAACAACATCAGTAAAAAGAGAGTTGATTTCTATGATCATATCAGATATCCATTCATTGAAACTGATGTCACTCTGGATGATCTTGAGCTCCCAGAGATGGTGAAACGAACACTCTCACATAATAAAATAAAAGATGGCATACTCTGATGAATTTATAAAACATCTGGAGGAACTTGCTTATATTTATATTGAGGAGTGTTTATCCAATAAGAAAGAGATGATCTCTAATAAGGGAGATATTGTCCAAATCTCTGATAGACATATTCCTACTATCGACTATTTTGTGAGGATATGGATTCCATTGGTGAGGAAAGAGAAAACAATTCACCGAGATACATATTATACCTGGTTGAATTCTGATGACAAACTCAAATCCGACACTATCAAAAAGATAGACAATGTTTTTAAGTGCCTTGCAAAAGACATTGTTGCTAATGAGGGAAAGGGTATTTTCTACGCAAAGAATGCTCTTGGGATGCATGATAAACAACATCTGGAGCAGAAGAACGTTGAGAGGTTTGATTTTGAATGAGCACTGTCAAAGGTTACAAACCACATGAAAAACAGAGGGAGATCCATGATGCAATCAATCATGGTCATGAGAAATACTATGCTCTCAACATTGGGAGACAATTCGGAAAAACTCTGCTAGGTATCAACCAGCTCCTCTGGTGGGCAATCAATGACAAGGGTTGCAAAATAGCCTGGATCACTCCAGTCTATAAACAAGGCAAGAAAGTATTTGCAGAGCTGGAGAGAGCTGTTGTCAAATCTGGATTATTCCAATTCAACAGATCGGATTTGGTGGTGAGTGGGTTTGGATCAACCATTGAGTTCTTTTCTGGAGAGAGACCAGATAATATCAGAGGGAATACCTTTGACTATATGGTCATTGATGAGATGGCATTTACCAGGTCTGAGCTATGGGATGAGGTTCTCAGTGCCACTGTCATGGTCAAGGGTAAGAAAGTGATATTCATCTCCACTCCAAAAGGCAAGAATCATTTTCATAGAATCTGTATGCAACACAACTACGATGATCGATATTGTTACTTCCACTACTCCTCATATGACAATCCCATGATTGATCCAAGAGAGCTGGATGAGAGAAAGAGGTCACTCCCAGATCACATCTTTAAACAAGAGTATTTAGCAGAGTTTATTGACAATGCATCTGGATTGTTTAAAAATATCCACTCTCTGAAAGGCAACCATCAACCAGGGACAAAGTCATTTGCTGGTTTGGACATTGGACGTGCTGATGATTACACAGTGCT